AGCGTTGACCTGATTACCGCTGTAATTGCTGGCTCACAGATGGCAGACGAAGACGCCTCTGAACGTCAGGGCTGCGTTGACCGCAATGTCGAACACCTCGAACTGATGGTAGCAAAGGATGACTGGGGCAGCGAAGATATGACCGCTGTTAATGCCGCCATCACCGCTGGCAAGGGTTACACGGCAAGCTGATGTTTGGTGAACTGGCACTATCTGAAAGGGCGATAGCCGCACAGGGCATCCTGTCTTTCGGCGGTGCCAGTATGATTGGCACGTTCAGCAAGGTAACCGCTGCTGCCGGTCAACTCTCAGGAATCATTGAAGCCTCTGCTAACTTCAGCCAAGACACTGACGCGGTAATGATTGCCAGCGCAGATGTCGTAAAGTCGTTTAACTTTACACAGACCACGACGGGGATACGGGTACAAACAGGAGCAGCAAACTCCATCTTTGACTTTACGCAAAGCGCCGCCGGGATATTCATTGGCTCTGGCGTATCTACGCTTGACGCAAACTTTACGCAAAGTAGCGCGGGCATAACAGTTGCCAGCGGCATATCAGAGCAATCGTTCAACTTTACACAGGTCAGCACGGCAAGCCTGATTGCTCACGGCCTGATAAACATCAACACACAGTTTGATCAAACAACAGTCGGTATCAGAATTAGAACCGACAGCGCCACGATGGACTTTGCGTTTGATCAGACGACGGCGGCCAATCTTATTCTTACTGACGCAGCAGAAATTGTCGCTGTTTTTGTAATGACTACAAATGGTGCATTGTTATGGGAAAGGGTGGACCCCGGAACCACCTCAAACTGGTCTAACATCACTCATACTGGCGATACATGGACAGAAATTTCGTACGGTGGTACAAGTGATACATGGACACAGATGGTGAAGTAAATGGCATCTACATATACAGACAACAGCGGTATTGAAAAGCCCGGTACTGGAGAGCAATCAGGCACTTGGGGCAGCACCACAAACACAAACTTCGATATTATTGATCGTGTTCTTAGTGGTGTGGGCGGCATTACGCTATCTGGAACAACCCATACACTTAGCACCTCTGACGGATCGTTAGCGGATGGGCATTATAAGGTTTTGGTTTTGGGCGGCTCTCCATCTGGGTCAAATACAGTTACAATCACCCCAAATGATCAAGATAAGTTGTACCTTGTTCACAACAATACAGGCCAATCAGCTATTTTCACACAAGGGTCGGGGTCTAATGCAACTATTGCAGCGGGTGCTTTCGCGTGGATTTTTGCAGATGGCGCGGGGTCTGGTGCGGCGGTTACAAAGATGACGGTAGACACAGCGTCTATCGAAGACTCAGCTGTTACAACGGCTAAAATTGCAGACAACGCTGTTACCGCAGCGAAACTGGCTGACACTGCTGTCTTTGCATCAGGGACTAAGATGCTGTTTCAGCAAACAGCCGCCCCAACAGGATGGACAAAGGACACAAGCAATAATGACAAGGCTCTTCGTGTTACCAGTGGGACTGTAGGGACGGGGGGATCTGTGGCTTTTGAGACTGCGTTTGCTAGTCAGACTCCGTCTGGATCTGTTAGCTCATCAGTTAGCGGCACAGTGGCCAATCACACGCTTACCACCAGTCAGATCCCATCTCACACCCATACAGGAAATGTTGATCTAAGGACAAACTGGGAATCCGGGACATCCAGTCAATCTCCTGTCGGAACAGGAGATGCTAGGTACGATGGCTCCGGCTCAAGCCCTTCTTTCACCACTGCTGCCACTGGCGGCGGCGGCGCTCACAATCACGGTTGGTCCGGGTCTGTTAGTTCATCGTTTTCTGGTAGCGCAATAAATTTAGATGTTCAGTTTGTAGATGTGATTATCTGCACAAAGGATTAGTTATGAAGTTAGAGGTAAAACAGAACTGCCCTCTTGATGGCTTCAATCCGTGTAAACAATTTGATTGTGCTTGGTTTATGAAAATTGATGGCACCAATCCAAATAACGGTAAGCCTACAGAAGAGTGGGGCTGTGCCATGGCATGGCTGCCCATTCTTATGATAGAGAATGCCCAACAATCTCGTCAGACCGGTGCTGCTGTAGAATCTTTTAGAAATGAGATGGTAGAATCAAACAAGATTCAGCAGGCTATTTCAGCTTTAACCGCGAGATCTAATCATAAAATGTTGGAGGTGTAATGTGCCTCTTCAAAAATTACAATTTCGCCCCGGTGTAAATCAGGAAGTTACCTCCTACTCTAATGAAGGTGGCTGGCGTAATTGTGACAAAATAAGATTTAGAATGGGCTATCCAGAAAAGATGGGTGGCTGGGAAAAGTACGCATCTTCTACATATTTGGGGTCTGCAAGGGCTTTGCATAATTGGATAGCACTAGATGGATCTAACTATCTGGGTATAGGAACGCATCTCAAATACTATATAGAAGAAGGGCAGGCATTTGCAGATATAACTCCTATTAGGTCTACTACTGGAGCAGGAGACGCTACATTCTCTGCAACCAACGGAAGCTCTATAATCACCGTTACAGACGCATCTCACGGCGCTGTTGAAAATGATTTTGTAACCTTTTCAAGCGCAGCCTCTCTAGGCGGCAATATCACTGCAACCATCCTCAATGCAGAGCATCAAATTACTCAGATTGTAGATGCCAACACATACAAGATAAATGTAAGCGCTACAGCGACCGGGTCAGATTCATCGAATGGGGGCAGCAATACTGTAGCTGTTTATCAGATAAACGTGGGCCTTGATACGGTTGTGGGAGGAACTGGTTGGGGTGCAGGCACATGGGGACGAAGCACATGGGGTTCGGCAGAGCCTAATGGATTGACCACGATAACTGAAATTAGGCTGTGGTCGCATGACAACTTTGGTGAAGACCTAATAATTAATCCAAGAGACGGCGGCATATTTTATTGGGACAGAACAAACAATCTCTCAACTAGAGCGGTAGAGCTTTCCACTCTATCGGGGACAAAGACAAGCGTTCCCACGATTGCAAAGCAGGTTCTTGTTTCGGATCAGGATAGGCATGTCCTTGTATTTGGATGTGATGATATTGGGGCTAACTCAGGAGCGACACAGGGCAACGGGATTCAAGACCCTCTTCTCATAAGGTTTTCAGATCAGGAAAACCCCATAGATTACTTTCCCACTAGCACAAATACAGCAGGGAGCTTGCGTCTTGGTTCTGGCTCTACATTTGTTCAAGCGGTAGAGACTAAAAGAGAGGTGTTGATATGGACAGACACGGCTCTTTTTTCTATGAGATTTATCGGTCCGCCGTTCACGTTTGGTCTACAGCAGCTTTCGTCTAACATCACAATTATGGGTCCAAACTCTGCCATAGCCACAGAAGATGTGGTTTATTGGATGGGTATAGATAATTTCTATAGATATGCTGGTCAGACTGAACAGCTTCAGTGTACCGTGAAAGAAAAGGTGTTCTCAGATTTTAACCTTGCACAGTCGGGAAAGGTTGTATCCGGAATTAATTCTGAGTTTTCTGAGATATTCTGGTTCTATCCTTCGGCTGACTCATCGGATAACGACAAGTATGTTGTTTATAATTACGGCCAAGACATCTGGTACTTTGGCGATCTATCAAGAACAGCTTGGCTGGACAGGGGGACAAGAACTTTCCCAGTAGCGGCTGGCGGTCAGTATTTGTATAATCACGAGCTTGGGTACGATGATGACGGTAGCGCGATGAACTCGTTTATTGAGTCTGCTGCTATGGACATCGGTGATGGCGAGAAGTTTACATACATAAGCAGAGTTATACCTGATCTCAGCTTTACAGGATCCACCAACCTAAGCAGTCCACAAGCAACATTTACTGTTAAATCACGCAACTTCCCCGGCGCTAGCTTTGACAACACCGCATCTGGGGTTGCAACAAGAACCGCATCGTCTCCTGTAGAGCTTTATACAAATCAATTATACCTCAGATCCAGAGGTCGCTCATTTGTAATACGGGTAGAGTCTGATGCTCTTGGGGCTAAATGGCAGCTAGGAAGCCCAAGGGTGGACTCTAGAGAGGATGGTAGAAGGTAATGTCTTCTAATCAGATAGCCCCTCCAAGACTTCCTGAAGCCCCGCAAGAGTATTCTGTGCAGTATATGGCAGACCTGTTGAGGGCTTTAGAGCTTTTTATATCGCAGGAAAGAAACCCCGGTGAGATGCGTGGAACCAAGATAACACTTACAAATCTTCCGACTAGCGCAACGGGGTTGGAGAGCGGCGCTCTTTACAACGATAGCGGTACTGTGAAAATTGTAACATAAAGTTACAGGTAACTTTTAATGTGGGGCCAAGCATTACTACTTATGGGAAACAAAAGACTACAAACTCAGAGTAAGTATGCTCAATATGATATTGATGGTGATGGTGTTGTTACCGATGAAGAGCTTGAACATGCGAAGGAAATCAAAGAAACGGAAAGAAATTTAAGGAAGAGCCTAGCTCAACTCAGGATGGCAAGATTTACCTTAATAGGTATGGGGGTTTTTACAGCAGCCATGTTCACCCCTTGGGTTTCAGTAGAGAGAATACAAGCGCTTTCAGAAATTTCGTCATTATTTTACATTTCAGGCGCAGGTATAGTTGGGGCTTACATGGGAACCACCGCTTGGATAGCAAAGAAATAGCTAAGGGAGATCTGTAGATATGTGGAGCATGAATGACAGGACCACGGCTTTACAGGCACAAATAAACAGGAGAAGAAGCAATGTTACAGGCGTTGATCGGACCAGTCACAGGGATTCTGGACAAGTTCATAGAGGACAAAGATCAGAAGAACAAGTTGGCTCACGAAATAGCGACCATGGCCGAAAGGCAGATGCACGAAGCCAATATGGGTCAGATAGAGATCAACAAGGCAGAGGCGCAACATAGGTCTGTATTCGTCGCGGGTTGGCGGCCATTCCTTGGTTGGGGCCTAGCGGTTGCCATGATATGGCACTTTGTACTAGCGCCGGTTACTATGTTTGGATTCGCATATGCTGGCATGGAGCCGCCAGAGCTTCCTACGTTTGACATGGACAGCTTGATGACTGTTCTTCTTGGTATGCTCGGTTTGGGCGGTTTGAGAACCGTAGAAAAGGTCAAAGGGCTTACAAAATGAACAAAGACAAGCTACGAGAAGAAATAGCTGAGGACGAAGGATGCAAATACGAAGTGTATTTGGATCATCTTGGTCTGCCAACATTCGGAATTGGCGCTCTAGTCAAAGAAAGCGACCCTGAATATGGACAGCCTGTAGGCACACCAGTGAGTGAAGAGCGTGTGCGTCAGAGGTTTAGTTTAGATATTGCAGTTACCATAGAAGACTGCAAAATTCTTTTTGATGGGTTTGATGATTACCCCGAAGAGTGCCAAAGAATATTGGCAAATATGATGTTTAATATGGGCAGACCGCGTCTCTCAAAATTCAAGGGTATGAAATCGGGAGTTTACGCAAAAGATTGGAACAGGGCCGCCGACGAGATGGTCGATTCCAGATGGTATACGCAAGTCCCAAATCGTGCTAGAAGGTTAGTAGCAAGGATGCGGGCTTTAGCTGATTCAGAGGTGTAATCATGGCTTTACCACTGTTATTAGGATTGGGAGGTTCTGCATTAGCAGGTAGCTTGGGGGCTAACGCTCTTTTGTACGGCGCTCTTGGCTCTGGCTTGGGGTCATTGGCTCAAGGCGACGATCTTGGCACAGCCATAGGGACAGGAATGATGTCCTATTTTGGTGGTAAGGCTCTTGGCGGCATGTTCGGCGGTGGATCTGGCCCCGCTGCGGTGGGCGCTGATGCCGCCACGGTTGCAACTCCATTTACAGCAGGGTCTACCACTGGCACCGCCCTGCAATCCGTTCCTGTTGGTGGGGTTCCGTCTATTTCAAATCTTTCTGCTACGGTCCCCGCATCCACTGCTGCGTCAACTACAGGCGGCACATTTACTGATTTCTTTAAGTCTCCTGCTGGAGCTAATATCCAAAGCACTGGCCTTGCTGGCCTCAAAGAGGCTGCAACTAACCCGTATGCTTTAAGTGCTGTAGGTACAACAGGCTTGCTTGAGGGAATGAAGCCACAGGGTCTGGATATGCCCTCAGATGAT